GATGCAATAGAGAATTTAATTAATAGCAAACAAAGGTTAGATACATTAGCTGGTGCTGTAGAAGATCCTGAAAGTGGAATTGGTTTTGATCAAGCCAACCAATTTAGAAAGTTATACCAAGACCAATTAAATCAAGCGCGAGTTGCTTTAGAGCAAAAATTACTTGGTACTCTTACTTTAACAGGCACTCCCGAACTTGATGATGCAGCTATAGAAAATATGCGGTCATTATTAATTGCTCCTCAAGATGAAACGTACAAGCAGTTAAATCTTAGTGGTGGTAACAAAACTAAAGCACAGGAAATTTTTAGACTAGGCAATGGTTTGGATATTAGTGCCATATTAAAAAATAGCCAAAGTATAGTTGATGCTCGAAAAGCTGCCATTAAAACAGCGCAAGATTCCTTTATTAAGTTAAATGGTGATAGTTTAGAAAACCAATTAAGAAACGCTGTTGGGACTCGCTTGCTTGATGGCGAACACGAAGCTGGTATTGCGGTTCAAGTCATTGAAAACAGTAGGTTGTTAAAAACGAATATTGTTAATTCGTTAGCAAAGCAAGGAATTACTCCTGAAACACATCCTGATTACTTTGCCAAGCTAAACACAGCGCAAGGAATTGCTAGTTTAATAACTCAAATGGGAGTCTTAACGCAGGGCAATCAAGAATTTACTGAACAAGAAATGGTTGATGTAAAGTCAGCTTTAGAAACTGGCAAAGTTACAGGTGAGTTATCAGGAAGATTTGCTAGAGAAGGTGGGCCAGAAATCTTAATAGATTTAATCACCCGCGCTAGAGAATTGCCTAAAGATAAAGTCAGTACAGCAATAACTGCTTTTGAATTTCAAGCTACTGAATATGCTAAAGATCGAAAAGCAATAAGGGACGAGTTGGGAGTAAAGGCTTCTGCGGTTTTTGAACAAGTTGAGATTCTAGGTCATCATTTAATTACTAATGCTAATCCCGATGACTTAGAAAGAATCAGAAATGAACTAATTAATTTAGTTCGCAGTCCTGATTACGCTTCGTTTAAAAGTGATTCTACGTTACCAAAATCAATAGTTATGACTGGTTCGGATTTTGCAGAATATGAACAGCGCAAAAAGGTAATTGAAAGAATCCTTGGCAAGAGCGTTTTTAATTTACCTAAAGAGGAAGCTAAAGAGTTTATTAAAGCAATTAATTACGAAGTTGCAATGCGCCGAATGAATGATTTGTCACGTAAGGTTGATAGCAAAGACAGTATGGAGTCTATATCTTCTGTTATTTTAAGCGGTCAGCTATCTGATTTAGATGGCCCTAATGCTGTAGCTGTTGCTGCTGAACTTCGAGCTATTTTTAATTTATCTAAGAACGGCAGCACTGAAGAAGGCAGAAACAGTTTAGAAGAAAAATGGAGAGAATTTGCACTTGCTGAAATTGCTGTAAAAGATAATGAGAAAGAGGCGTTGGAGGCGTTAAGGTTAGAAAACTCTTTTCTTAATCCTGACATTCCACTTTATGGAGATCGCAACGAAGCTCAATCTGCATATGAATCGTTTTTAGTTGAAATGAATAACGGGTATCAACTACCTGTTGATGCTTTTACTGATATAAATAAATACTTGCTTGCAGAGCCAGATTCAGACGAAGCTAGAGTAGGTCAAATTATTGGAACTATTATTGCGAACAAGCATAAGATTGTACCAAAAGCATTAACTCGGCACTTAAAGAAACTTGTTGCAACTTTGCCAAGTAATGAAACAAATATAGATGGTGCCGTTGTTCTTTGGAGAAATCTAAGTAGTTTTTCCTCAGTGCGCGGAGAAAAGAGAGCGCCAGAATTAGGGCTTGATCCGTCTGAAATAGCCATGCTGGACACCTTAGTTAAGTTTAGGGATCAGTACGGCACACCTGCGATTGAAGCTGCAAGGATTGCTGAAGTTGACCAATTAAGAACTGAAGGTACTGGCATTGCAAATGAGTTGCATCGGTATGCTGGTATAGAGGATGGCAATTTTGAAACATGGCTTTCTCAGCGACTACAAAAAGTTAGCATTTCTTTGTTTCGACCAACTGGTGAGAATCAGGTTTTTGCTGATGATCTAAGGGATTACGCTTATGGAATTTTAGCTGCTAAACGTAGATTGGGCGAAACTTACAATGAAACTGATTTTGAAGAAAGTATGAAAACTTTTTACAATAACTCTTACTCAATAAGTAATGTTGGTATTAACCCTAATTTTCCAATGAACCCTGCTACGCGCAATAGTCCCGAAGATGCATTAGGCTCTGATCTTCAAGCTGTTAATGTTTTTGTTGCTGAAAAAATACTTGGCTCTAATCGCCAAAGTTCTAACATAATTGATCCCAATAATATCATTCCATTAATGCCTGTAAAAGCAAGTCAAGATACTTTTGTCGCAAGTCTTAAGTCGGCCACAGGTGGTTCAAGTGCTATATATAATAGGTTAAGTAATATTTCTTATGATGAAGATTACGTTCAAACAGTAGATCATAGAGATTTTCACAGTGGTAAACGTGATGGTGTAAGATTAGATTTAGCTGCGGCCCCTAAGTCTAGCAAAGAAAACCCTGTTTTTTGGGTGTATCAAACCGCTAAGAATGGAGAGCCTGAGCTAGTTATGATTAATGGAAAGCCTCTAAGCATTGATATGGGCAATCCAGAAATGATGAAATACATCCAAACTTACAATGACAATCGCAAGAAAATTCAAATGAGAGAGGATTTAAACCAAGAGTACATTGATGGCTATGGTGACTTAGATACTGCCATTGAAACAGCAAGTTTCTTAGAGCAACAGCAAAAGACAACAGTTAGGCAAGTAGTGCCTACTGATTGGCAAAATGCGCCTAAAACAGATCAGCTTATTGCTTTAACAATAAAATCTTTGCGTCAAGGCAATGGCTATTTAAATTCATCTAGCGAAGAAGTTTTAGCAATTTTGCCATCAAGCGATCATACTAATACAGCTAGAGATAGCTGGTTAAGTGGGGCAGAAGAAGTTGTTAGAGACCGCATGAGAGGTATGGCTACTACTTTTGAGGACAAAATAACTACTGCGGCTATAAATGGTACTTTAAATTTAGGCTCTAGTGAGTTTCAAGCTGATCTTGCTAACGCTTATTATATTACTGACAAAGAAGAATTTGTTGCAAGAGTCGAAGAACACATTGATGCAAGGGCTGAGGCTAAAACTACAATTCAAATGCTAGTTGATACCCAACTTTTAAATAATGAAAAGGAAAAAGTTTTAGAATCTACAGCACGCGCGTTAGCTTTAAAATTAAGTCCCGCTGAAAAAGCAGAAATATTAAATAAAAAAGTAACTGCTCAAGCAGAAGAATTAGAACGCGTTACAAAATTAGCGGTCACAGAAGATTCAGTTGAATTGCCATTAAACGAAACTGACATGCCATTTAAGTCTCTTGATACAATAGTAAGAAGCGGACTTAAAGCTGTAGTTAAACATAAAAGAGGCGAAATGTATCTCAAGTGGAAACTTGGTATGTATAAACGAATGCCACCCGCAAGGATTCTTGCTATGGAAAAATATGCAAATGAGCATGGTTTAGCAAATTATGACTTGCAAGAGTTATACGCACTGTCACAGGAACGATAGCATGAGTACTTACGCTAAATTATCTGAAAGTCTTTTTATCACTGAAGAATTGCCAGAGGTTAAACAGCCTGAGTTTAATCAACAGTTATATTTAGCGCAGCCTACAACAAAACCGCTTGTGCCTGAGACTTCTTTTTCTTCTTTGGTAAGCGATAATTTCAATTCGCAAATTGATATGTTGCTAAACGCTTCGTATCGTATTCCGTTTACTGCTGATATATTTGGCGACACTACTGCTGACGAGGGTTTTAATGTTTATGATTACAAAGAGGAAATAGACCCTAATCATTGGCCCGAAGTGCAAACGGCTGTTAGCCTTGAACATATGCGCTTTATGCAGCAATACAAAGTAGCGGAAGAAGAACGCTACAATCGCTATCAACATTCTTCTTGGTCAACCGCATTATTAGCTATGCCATTTGATATGTATAACGCAATTCCTGGGGTTGCCGCTTTAAAGTCAACGGGAATGGTGGCTTCAATAGGTAACGCTGCTCTTAGCAACTTTTTAGTATCTGGCGGTGAAGAAGCAATACGCCACTATGGGGGTGTTAATGCAAGTATTGAGGCATCGGCTCTTAATATAACTGCTGCGACTGCGTTTGGTGGGTTAATAGGTGGGTCTGTTGATTTAGGCAAATCATTGCATCGCAATTATTGGGTTGATGCAAAAAGAAACAATCGTCACAACCAAGTGCAGATAGAGGTGTTGGCTAATTTGCAAGAGTTAGCTGCAAATGGCCCTGCAATTAAAGCCGCTAATCGTGATGTTAAAACGCTAGAGGGTGTTAAAATATCTGGCTTAGAAGATATAGAAATTAATGATTACGTTATTAGCCTTACAAAGCGCATTGATGGTTTGCAAAAAGGCATTAAGCAAAACACTTTACTTTTAGAAAAAGGTGTTAGTAAAGATGGCCTTCCGCTATCTGATAAAGCTATAGAAAATGCAAATAGAGACATTGCAAATATGGAAAAAGGTACTATTGAAGCCTCTGTAGAAAAACAAAAGTTTCTTGATGAATCGGCTTTGCGTTTAATAGATAGATCAACTGTTGATGGTTACGTTGATTTACACAGGTTAAAAGCTAGTGCTTGGAATCCTTTACCTTCTCCGTTTAAAACGCTTATGCTGCTTGATCCAATTAAAGATGCTAAGGAGGGCAAACCTATTTGGCATGGCCTTAATATGCTTAAAGATTCAATGATGCGTATATCTGGTGATGGCGGCAGACTTACAGAAGGTAATGTTTTAGGTTTTACTAATCCGCAATCTGTTTACACTATGTCTAATATGGAAAAGCGTCATTGGAAACAGGTTATGACTGTTCGCCGTGAAACATATGCAGAACATACTAACGCTACTAAAGTTGAAATTATGGGCCTTAACCATACTAGCATGATGCGTAGAGTTTCTGGCTCTGGCCCAACTCTTGAGCAATTTGGCAGGGAAGCATTACGCAAAAGGGCCAATGGAGAGGCTGGAGAAAGTGCTGCTGAAGCGCGTTTTATAACTGAGATTGATAATTTTTATAGCATGTGGGGTGAGCGTTTAGATCAAACTGATCTTACTGGCAACAGAGCACGAGTTGAGCAAGAGATTAGGTTTTTAGAAATTGATCGTGATAGAATTAATGAGCGATTAGAATTGCCTATTGATCCTATTACTGGTCAAGACCCATTGCCGCCTCGCACACGCGGATATTTTGAAAAACGACTTGAAGATAACTTAGAGGAAGCTGCATTATACAAGTCTGCTCTTGAAATTATTAACTCTGGCACTTCTAGGGGGCAAACAAGAGAGCCATTCTTTAATAGGATTTGGGACATTGAAAAGATGAGAGCCAATCCTGCTGAAATTAAACGCATACTTAAAGAGTATTTTGCTCAAGAAGGTTCTATTCCTCATTACGATAGAAAGAAAAAGCTATTTGTACGCAAAAAAGTTAGCGCAAAAAACATAGATGAAAACGTAGATAATATATACAATGCTATTGTTGATGATCCTGATCCTTTAAATCCGGATATGATTTCTGGCTTGCAAGATAGTTTGCGGTTGGCTCATAGAATGATTGATATACCAAACGCAAAGGTATTTGATTTTATTCACACTGATCCCATAATGATTATGCAGAATTATACTAACAGAGTTGCGCCTGATTATCATTTTTCTAAAATGTTTGATGGCAAGGCTCCCTCAAAGGTTTGGTCTGACATAGAAGATCAATTGCGCGTTGACGGATATAGCGATGATTGGATTAATAAAGCACGTTTAAACTGGGTTACCCTCCAGCGCAGAGTAATGGGTACTGTGTACGACGATCCTACTTCTATGAGTATAAAAAGAGCAACCTTACTTAAACAAGTTACTAACTTAAATTATTTGACAACTTCTGGACTTGCGTCTTTTGCTGATTTTGCTCGGATTATTATGGATCATGAGAAAATGGACGTTTTGGCCATGACTCTTAATGTGTTTACTAACAGAGAGACACGCGCAGCTATGCGAGAGTTTGGTGATAATTTTGGTGAGTCATTAGAAATGTATAATGGCTCTGTGGCAAACAGAGTTAGTGACAGTCTTACAAATAATGTTCAAGCTGGTGGTCTTTGGAATAATATTCAACAAGCGGGTCACATTATGAATGGTCTTGGCCCAATAACTCAATTTTTTAAACAATTTGAAGGAGGGTTGCGCGCTCATAAACTGTTAAAAGTATCAAAAGCTATGGCTGATGGCAGCGCAACGCAATTTGAAATAGAATATGCTGCTCGTCATGGCCTTACTATAGCTATGATGAAAGAAATTGTTGCTAAAGCTCCAATACAAGAAACAAAAAATGGTCAATTACTTCCTAATATAACTGAGTGGACTACTTACAGTCAGAACAGGGTGTCTCAAGAAACAACTGAGGCGTTTCGTGCTGCTGTTAATCAAGGTGTATTAAATACTATTGTGTCTGCAACGCCAAATGACCGTCCAATGATAGCTGATGGCATTGTTTATCTGCGTACAAGCACTGCAAAGATGATACCTTGGGCTTCTAAACTGCCAGAAGATGGTACTATGAAGGGTTACGTTAAGATCGAGTCTGGTTATATGACTTTACCCTTTCAATTTTACTCATTTATGTTTGCTTCAATGAATAAAGTTACTGCGGCTTATACATCTGGTGCTGTTTTGAACAGAGTAAGCGGTGTAACTGCTGCTATGGGGCTTGGTTATCTTTCTGCTTACGCAAAAATACCTGATTACATTTGGGATGAAATGTCTGCGCGGGATAGAATGTTAAGAGCGTTTGATTATAGTGGCCTCGGGTCTTTATATAGCGGTGTTATTTATGATTCTATGCAGCAACAACTTGCATTAAATCAGCAGCCGTTTCTAAGCAAACATCTTGGCATTGAGCCTAAGTTTAGACCTAACTATGAGCAACAAAATCTTCCAGCATGGGTAGATTCTGCTACTGGGGTAATGGGTGCTGGTACATCAACTTTGCAAGACGCTGCTGAGGCTATGACTCACTTTGGCGTTCCGCTTCTTGGTGATGATACTGAATACAAAAAAGGTTTCTTAGGTTTGTATAATATTTTGCCGCTTACTGGCACTTTGCCCATTAAAGCTATGACCGATCAGCTTGGTGACGCTTTTGGGTATAAGAATTATTAATTTGTGCGTTGTTTTTTTTAGTGATTAGTTAGAAACCTCTAAAAAAGAGGTGATTTATGACCATTGATATATCAGACAATGACCCACGGATTAGTTACACAGCTAATGCCAACGGAGCGCAAACTGCTTTTGCAGTTCCGTTTGAGTTTTTTGATAACAGTGATTTAAAGGTTTACGTTGCTGGTGTTTTAAAGTCTGAGGGTACTGGCTCTGCTAATTATGGCGTAAGCGGGGGTGCTGGCTCTACTGGTACAGTTACTTTTGTAAGTGGTGTAACTGCTAGTGCAACTGTGGTTATTACGCGAAGCATTACCATTGAGCGCGTTACTGATTTTACTGCTGGTGCCGATATAAACAGGGCTGCTTTAAATACACAGCTTGATACCCTTACTGCTATAGCTGCTGATCTTAAAGATACTGCTGGTCGAGCATTGCAGCTTACTGATTTTGATGCTGCTGCTTCACTGGTTCTTCCTGCTGTTAATGATCGTAAAGGCAAAGTGCTTGCGTTTCATGAAACAAGCGGTGCTGTTGAGGCTGGCCCTAGTACATCTGCGGTGCAAACTGTAGCTAACAATGCGGCTGCTGTTAATTTAATTGGCACTGCTGATGCTATTAGTGACATTAATGACTTAGCTACAACAACTAATATAAATAACATTTCTTCTGTAGCTGGCATAGCAAGTAATATTTCTACTGTGGCTGGCATAGCAAGTAATGTAACTTCTGTAGCTGGTGATGCTACTGATATTGGTGCTGTTGCTGGCAAGGCTACTGAGATTGGTCGGCTTGGAACGGTTGATGCTGTAGCTGATTTAGCTTTGCTAGGAACAAGTACGGTTGTATCTAACATTGCTACTGTTGCTGGTGTTGCAAGCACTATGTCTGCGGCTGCGTCTAATGCTTCGGCGGCTGCGGCATCTGCAACGGCAGCGGCTAACTCTGCGGCGGCAGCGGCTACTGCGTTAGATTCATTTGATGACCGATACTTAGGTGCAAAGTCATCTGAGCCAAGTGTTGATAATGATGGCAATGCGTTAGTTTCTGGTGCGCTTTATTTTAACTCCACCAGTAACGGCATGAAAGTTTATGACGGTGGTAGTTGGATTAACGCTTCATCGGCTGGTGCTGTTAGTCTTTTGGACTATGAGTACACGGCTACGGCAGGACAGACTACATTCTCTGGAAGTGACAACAACTCAGCAACGCTTGCGTATGCGGCTGGTAATCTCATTGTAACCTTAAACGGCATCGTGTTGGATAATGGCTCGGATTACACAGCGACTAGCGGAACGTCTATTGTGCTGGCTAGTGGCGCGGCACTTAATGACCATTTAGCAGTCGTGGCGTTCAAATCATTTACGGTTGCCGATGCAGTTCCTGCAAGTACGGGCGGTACGTTTGCGGGTAATGTTGCGGTTACGGGAACAATAAGCACAACGGGTAAGGTAGCTTTACCAGCCACACTTGGTTCTGCGGGTCAGGTTCTTACCGTTAATAGCGGTGCAAGTGCGGCTGCATGGGCAAGTCCAGCGGGTTCATTTGCGTCACTTAGCGACACAACGGTTAGTTCGTCCGACCCTACTTTATCAACCAATCCAGCGTCAGGTGTTGGGCATATATGGATAAACACAACAACAGGATTTATGTATGTTCTCAAAGACGCCACCGCTGGAAATAATTACTGGGAAAATGTTGGAATTGGAAGTGTGCCTGTTGCAAAATTAACTGGAACAGGTGGAACAGTCACTACCGCTGGTGGTTATACTTATCATACGTTTACTTCTTCAGGTACTTTTACAGCAACTGGTTCGGGTGTGATAAATTATTTATTGGTTGCGGGTGGCGGTGGTGGTGGCGGTACTGCTGGTGGAATGGACTATGCTTCAGGTGGTGGTGGAGCAGGAGGTATACTTTACGCAACCACAACCATTGGCTCCGCTTCATTCACAGTTACTGTTGGCGCGGGAGGTGCCAAAGGCGTCGCCAACACTGGGAGCGATGGAGGAAATACTACCCTCGCGAATAATGCTGACGCTGCTTATCCTTCTGCAATCGGTGGCGGTGGCGGTGGGTATTCGTACTCTAATCAACTGTATCCTGGTCTTGGTAGGGACGGTGGATCAGGAGGTGGCGGTGGTGCTGGCGGTACTGGCGGTGCGGGAACTTCGGGTCAAGGAAATGCGGGTGGAAACAATCCATCTGGTGTTGCGGGTGGCGGTGGTGGTGGAGGTGCTGGCGCGGCAGGGGCAAATGGAACTTCTACTGGCGGTGCTGGCGGTGCGGGAATAAATACATACTCTACTTTTGCGACGGCAACATCAACAGGTGACTCAGGTTACTATGGAGGTGGTGGTGCTGGTGGTCCTAACGCAGTTGCGGGTGGTGCTGGCGGTGGTGCTGACAGTGTTGCTAGCGGCGCTCCATCGGCTGCACAGGCAAATACTGGCGGTGGTGGAGCGGGAAATGGTGCTACGGGCGATGGCTCTAACGGCGGTTCAGGCATCGTTATAATCCGCTACCCAACATAAAGGAAAGATAATGGCACATTATGCAAAAGTAACTAACAGCATTGTCCAGCAAGTAATTGTTGCGGAAGCAGAGTTTGTTGAAAATCTTGTGGACAACATTGCTGGTCGCTGGGTGCAAACCTCTTACAACACATACGGCGGTCAGCACCGTCTTGGCGGTACACCACTGCGAAAAAACTTTGCAGGGGTCGGTATGACTTATGACGCAAATAGGGATGCTTTTATCCCACAAAAACCAGACGGTAATTACAGGCTTAATGAAGATACTTGTCTGTGGGAGTTAGTAGAATGACTAGAGCAAGAGACGCAGCAACAAACAGTCACGTTGCAACATACGTTCACCCAACAGGCAGCGGCAACAATCACGTTCCTGCTGGCGGTGCAGCAGACCAAGTATTAACCTACGCTAGTGCTGGAACGGCAGCTTGGGGAACTATAAGCACAGGCCCAGACCAAATAGTTAATCCAAATTTCAGTAATCCTGACAGCACGTTTACAACAAGCGGCACTTATTCAAAGCCATCCAATGTAGCTGATGATGACTATATGTGGGTGTTTATGGTTAGCGGCGGTGGTGGCGGGGGGTATGATCAAACTACTGATTTTGCTGCTCAGGGGGGGAGAGGTGGCAACCCGCTATTATTGTACGGTAAAGCAAGTATGTTTCACAACGCCACTTATGTTATCGGCGCGGGTGGAGCAGGGGGTACAAACGATAATCAATATAATTCACAAGCGGGTGGTGTTTCATCAATTACACTACATTCGTCACAGGGGGGCGTTGCCTATACTGCTTCTGCAACTAATTTCGTTTACTATGTTGCGGGTGGTAATGTTACGATTGGTGGAACAACATTAGAGGGTGTTTTCACTGGCGGCAATATTTTTAAATTGGAGTCGATACATACTGGATGGGCAACTGTTAATACTGGTTCAGATTACGAACAAGGTGGTGGTGAAGGGGGCTGGACTGGAGACGCTCATCATTCTGTTTTTGGCGGCGGTGGTGGCGGTGGTGGCCACTTTGCTTATGGTTTTTTTCCGACTGCTAGCGAAAGTTTCTTATCAGGCAATGGCGGTACTGGAAGCAATACAGGCGCAGGGGCCGCTGGCGCACTTCATGGTGGCGGGGGTGGTGCTGGAAGGACAAGTGCGGGTGCTGGTGGCTCAGGGTCAATGAGGGTTTATTATGTCTAAGATTTGGTATCATAAAACAACAGGTAGTAGCGCAGTATTTGAGGATGCTGAAGATATGGCTACTTGGCCTAACTTCCAAGCTGACCCAGTGGCTGCAACGTCAACCCAAGTACGAGAGCGGCGTAACGAGCTACTAGAGGCGTCCGACCACATGGCATTGGCTGACCGCATAACAGACGATTGGCGCACCTACAGACAAGCCTTGCGAGACTTACCACAACAGGACGGGTTTCCTGATGTAACCTTTCCGGTGGCCCCAAGCTAATGGATATTAACGAGCGTGTTTCCGCGCTGGAAAAGGATGTGGTTGCTTTGCAAACAGAGGTAAAAATCCAATTCAAGGAAGTCTTTACTAGAATCAAGCGACTTGAGGCTGTGCTTATAGCTACATCTG